GCAGGTTCTGCAACGGGGGCAGGAGCAGGTTCTACAGCAGGTTCTGCAACGGGGGCAGGAGCAGGTTCTGGAGCAGGAGCAGGGGCAGGAGCAGGAGCCTTAGTGGCAGGAGAAGTCTTGACTACCTTTTTCTTAGGGGCATCTTTCTTTACAGGGGCTTTCTTCGGGGCCTTGGCCTTGGTCGGTGCTGGTTTAGGGGTAGAAGGTTTGGAGTTCTTGGAGTTCTTGGCAGGCATTTTGTATATATCTATGTATTATGTTTTTTTATTTATTATCAACCGCGCGCTATTTATGTATATAATATAATTATTATATTTTTAAGTATCTTTATAATGCAAATTGAATCCATTCATGCGCTAAAAAACAATCTTGACTTATTTCACTTAATCCGATTAAGAAATACATATATCCCAATTTTTTATCACCATCAGTTATTGCATTATTAAATTTCATTGTTTCATTTAATATAATATCTTGAATATCTAAAATATCATTATTTTGAAGTATTTCAGGTATAGGGATATTATAAACTAAACCATTAGGGGGGGAAATATTTGATTTAGTTTCATGAGTTAAATATGCTCTATAATTCCAAATATCTTCTAATTTACGATATAACCTTTTTGTATTATCAATATTAAGAGATAAAAACCAGTCAATATCACAATAATACCCAGATTGGGATACATTTGAAAATAGATCAATAGTTTTTTGTCTAACAATATCTAATTTATTTGTATGGCTATATGTTTCAATTTCAGTATTGATATTAACATTATTTAATTTAAGAATAATATACATAGCTTTATCTATTATATCATCTGGGATTATATTCCGTGTATATGGATTTAACTTAGTAGTATCTATAATTTTTTTTAAACTTCTTATATCAAAAAACCAAACTGCATTTAAATTATCTTTATAAGAAAAAAATAAATTATCTTGAGTATCAATAGCTGGCGTCATATAAAAAAAGTCTTCATCATTTTTACATAAATGTCTTGAATAAAACCCCGGTCCTCTAAATTTAATATTATTTCTGACAATATTTCCTCTTATACGACTCTGTAATTTAATAATATAATTTATACTATTAATTATATGTGCTTCTTTTTTATAATGATTAATTAACATATTATATAAATCTTGTTTCTTATTTTTTGAGTAATTCGGTTTCCAATTTATATCTATCACCTTAAGGGTATCTATAATATCCTTAGTTGTATAATCTTGATATCTATTTGTAAATAGTTCCTTAATAATAATACCATCCCTAATTAGATGTAACCTACGATGTTTATAACAAAAATCTCCATATTTTTTATCATGATTACATTTGATTAAAGCAGGACCTCTATTTTTTTCAATAAATATACATTTCATAATATATAATATATATATTTACTTAAACATTTAAGTATAAATATTAAAACTAAAATTTTACTAATAAATCTATTGAGAAAAATAATGAAATAAAAAAAAATTTGAAAATATATATTTTAATTATTTTAACATAAAAACAAAACTAAACTAAACAAAACTAAACAAAACTAATCAAAACTAATCAAACAATATGCCTAAGCAAGGAAAGACTATGCTCGCGAGTGAGATTGATGTTGATAAGATCCGTTATTCAGACCTTAAGAGTCTAGATAATGGTGGTAAGATTGCATATGTAAATTATGGAGATGATGGCATGAATAGTATTTATCTTCAAACTCCAGAACTAACTTTTCCATTTGATAGTCAATTTTATACAGAAGGAAAGGATAGTGGGAAATTTGCTTGTAAGGTATCACTTAATATGGAAGGCAATGAACAGGTAAAGCAGTTTACAGAAAAAATGATGGAGATTGATAGTAAGCTAATCGCTGATGCCCAGAAGAACAGCATGCCTTGGTTTAAGAAGAAGACTATGTCTGAAGAACTCATTGATGAGAAGTTTACACCAATTGTCCGCCATTATAAGGATCCTGAAACTGGAGAACAAAATGGTAGGTTTCCACCACAGATGGGTTTCAAGGTAGTACAGAGAAATGGTAATTATCAGTGTAAATTCTTTGATGAATCAGCTAAGAAGATCAATGTAGATGATAGTGATGGTGATGGATATCAAGAAGTATCTAACCTTCTAGGGAAGGGTTCTTCTGTAAAACTACTTCTAAAGTGTAATGGTCTATGGTTCTCTCCGCAAGGGTTTGGGTGTACTTGGAAGGCCGAACAGATGAAGGTTAAGGTTCCAGAAACTCTAGATGAATACGCTTTCCGAGATGATGGAGATGGATTTGTTGATGATAGTGAAAGTGATGATGGTTCTGGAGAAGAGGAGGAAGTTGTAAGCGATGATGAAGCATAAATACAATTAGTTATAAATTACCTTAAAAAAATAAATATATTTTTTATAAATTATACAAACTGATCCATGTCTTCAATGATTAAGAAATCATTGGTATAATTAAAAATTCTATTGCAACTTATACAATTTATGCCATTAAAACAATTATACTTATATTCTGAATAAGGGACTTCTACACATAACATTTGTGTACAATCAATATATTCTTCTACATCCATATAATGTTTTTTATCTTTAAAAGCCAATTTACGACAATTAATTGGTATTTCTTTTAATATAATAATTTCATTAAGTAACTTATACCTTTGTTCCATATTTTCTATCTTCTGGAGCTCTCCAGATATACTTTTATTAATAAAAACATTAGGAGATATATAATTGCCATAATGATTACCAATATTTACTTCTGGTCTATATTCTTCATATTGAACCTTGCCATCAAAACGATGTAGATACTTTATAAATAATTGATCAAAATAAAACTTTTTAATCCAAAATTCCTTTCCCTTACGATTATTTAATGAAAGTTCCCAGTATCTATTTTTTTTATATTCTATTCCAACCATATTAAGTATATCATTACATAAGATAATACCTTTATTAATCATATTAATAATTTGAAATAAATTAAATATTATAATCAAATTTATTAATAATGTTAAGCCAACGTTTCATAATGCCATGTCAAAAGAGATTATGTATTTGTGTTGAATATCTTAAATTTAATAACCCAAAAGATTTAAAATTTTATGATAAATGTTTTAATTTGCATTTACAAAATAATACAATAGAAGAAATATGTAAACCATACAAAAAATATATTAATAATAAAAATTTAAAAAAATAATTAGAGGCGTTCCTTAACTAATATAATATCCTGAAATAACTTATCAAAATCAGATATCTTACTTAATCTTTTTTTTAATATCTTAAGGTAATCTGATAATAATAAAATATTATTAGTATAATCTTCCCTCATTTGAATTAATTCATTAACATTTCCATTATTAATATTATTATTTAAACCATCAAGTAAAAGAACTATTCTTGATAATTCATCTGTATTATTATTTATTTCTCTAATTAAATCAAGTATATATACATATTGTAAATAAAAAATAAAATCTTGTTTTGTTAATTCTCGTCCATTATCATGTATTCTTATATTATTATTTTCATTTTCTTCAAATAAAGAAAATTCAATTATATTGTCCATAACTCTTAAAAAATAAACAGCAAAATGTATATCAAAATCTATATCAAAATTTTCATCATTATTTACCATATTTTCATTGACATATTTAAGAGAATCTAGTATCATTTAATATAATATTCATAACCTTACCTTAAATATTTATTCATAATCACTAATTTTAACAGTAGTAATTTCATTAGGTCCATCAAAATTTATAATAGTGCATTTAGCTGTATTAAATACTGGACGACTTACATTTTTTTTTTCACGAATTCTCTTAAACTAAAGATATCTCGTATTATTTACGCATATAATCACATTTCTTACCACCACGAAGACGTAATACTAGGTGAAGTGTAGATTCTTTCTGGATGTTGTAATCAGCTAATGTTCTTCCATCCTCTAGTTGTTTGCCTGCAAAAATCAAGCGCTGCTGATCCGGCGGAATACCTTCCTTGTCTTGGATCTTAGCTTTAATATTTTCAATCGAATCAGAACTTTCAACTTCAAGTGTAATAGTTTTACCAGTTAGAGTTTTAACGAAAATCTGCATATTATATATTCTATATTATATTATAATCTTTATATTATTTATTGTAAATATATCCAATCTGGTATATTATTAGAATTATATGTTGGATTTTTTAATTTATATTCTTTCACAAATTTATTAAATAAATTTAAACTATTATCTCTATATGTTAGAAAATGTTTAGTTTTATTAAATTCAAAATATTGATCCTCATTATTATATAGTAATTCATTGCAATATTGAACTTTAGTCTCTATATAAAGATCTTCTATAAATCCATAATATAATATATATATATAATTTATTTTTAATCAAACGTTATAACAATCTTACCATGATGTTTATTTAATCCTCTTGATGCAGACTTAGATAATTCTTGTCTTTTTTTACGTTCTAAAGATTTACTATTTTTTTTTAATAAATTCAAACTATTATTCATATCTTCTTCTATATCATTAAAATGTTCTTTAATATAATCTATTAATTTATATTGAATAGCCCATCGAAAAAAATTTAATTGTCCGATAGTAGTGTTTATAATATCCCCCGACTCATTATATACATATGGTAATCTATCTCTTCTACAAAAAGGGTCAAAATTTTTTTTAGAATATGATTTTAATTGAGACTTATACGAATGGAATACATTAATTGTATCAGCTATACACATACTCTTATCATCTAATGTATAACCTTCTGAATCACTATATATATTATATATAGTATCATTTTTCTTAGAATAATTAGTAACAAACCAATCAATTATCCGTAAAGAAACTTTATCTTTCTTAAGATAATTAATTAATAATGTAGAATTATTATCAGTATTATAAAATTTTATCAAGGACTTATATAATATATCTTGTTCATAATTATGTATCATATTTATATATATTTACAGATACTCTTATATAATAAATATAAATTAAAAAATAGACGCGCAAAAAATTATATGTTAGTATTAATATTAATTGGTAATCTATGTCCAAATAAAATCATATAGATTAAAGAACAAGCACCAATTAATAAACTACGGTTCATAGATCTTGATGTACTCATACCCAAGACATAAACCATAAGCAAATATAAAATTGTTGTAATAATAAACGAATGCCATAGCATAGTTAAACCCCCTTCCATTTTATATATATATATATATTATTTTTTTATAATAATACCATAATTACCTAATTCATAAAAACTCTTAAAAATAGTTACATTATCGGGTATAATAGACTCTAATTCTTTTTCTCTAAATATATAATAATATCTATTACATAAAACATTTTTATCCTTATCTTTCCATTCAATCATATTTTCTTGTTTACTAAACTTTCTTTTCGAATTTAATTCTTGTCTTAAAGACCATACTAGAATGAATATATGTCCTCCATCTTTAGTTACTCTCAACAATTCCTTTATAGCTTGTTTTCTTTTATCTTCTGTGCTTAAATGATGTATAACTGCAATACACATTGTATAATCAAATTCATTGTCTGAATAAGGTATATTTAAGATATCTCCATAAATAACATTCAAATTACGGCTTTTACATATATTAACTAACTCTATGGAAAAATCACATCCTTTATATATGCAGTCTTTTTTGTATAACATATTTTTACCATTACCACAGCCAATATCTCCAATAATACTATTGCTTGGAATATTATCTAAGAAATCTTGAACACAAGTCCATGGCTTATAACGTGTATTACTAAAAGAACAAGCAATTTTATCATAAACTTGTTTTACATAAACATCTTCAATAGACATTATTTATATTTTTATAAATAAAGATATCATATAATCAAATTTTCCTATTTCCTCAAATAGTATATACCTTGTAAATAACTGTCCGATAAATCATCTTTTTTCTTAGAAGATTCATATAAATCAATAAACTTTTGATCTTCATTATTTATCATCAATTCACAATATTTAACTGCTAGAAACTTATTCTTTTTATATGTTTCTTTAATATTACATTCAACCTTTTCACCTTTATAAACCTTTAATTTATTACGGGCATTAATCATTTCTAAATTATCTATATTTGATATATCAGAATCAACACCTCTTATTAAAAAATAAGAATAAACCATCATTTGTATGGATTTCATGGTTGGATTTTTTAAAGAAGGTTGATTTTCAACAATAACTTCTTTACAATTTAAAAAATCAGGATACTTATCTAATTCAGCAACTAATTTTTTACCAACATTAAATATAGAATTATTAGTTTTAATTTTCTTAAATTTAAGATCTTTATATGATTTTAATTTAGAATGTGATTTACATAATTTAATATTACCTGTTAATAATGTTGCTGAATTTTCACAAGAACACCCTTTTGTATTAATATGTTCACAAACATCATCACAAGATATGTTTATTATACCCCAATCTTTAATTTCTTCTTTATTAGATAATTGGCAAAAAGCTAAATTCTTTATTCCAATATCAAAAGATAATATATCCATAATGTTTTATATAACATTATTGTTTTAAATATTTAAAAAGAGAATCCAGATAAATCTGAAGTATTTGAGGCAAGTGGTGGCATCATTCCAGAATCTAACTTATTTGTCATTGCAGAATTTTGATTACCCATATTACTCTGTCTATTTGTTAGTAGATTGTTAACACTTGTTGTTTGAGCTTGTGGCGAAGAAGGGGTTCCACCATAATTGGTTTTGCTTCCATCAGTAGATGGTTGGAAATTTCCAGTTTGTAATTGACCATTAGAATTTTCAGGGGGTATTTGTTTTAAAACAGTAGAAACTGAACTAAATACCAATGCTGTCTTAACAACATATGTAACAAGTGGGAAAAATAGAATAATCCATGCTAATGTTTCATGGTTATATTGACATAATCCGTATAATATTACACCCAATAAAATTAAATATGATATTTCATACCAAGCATGTAAGTTGAATATATTCGTAATTTTATAATTTTCTAGTTTCTTAGTTAAACCATGAGTATTAAACATAGTTATTAATGAAACAACGATAAATATAAAATAAACAACAAGTGGTGAACATTTATCTGTTTTCATCAAGGAATTGATTGGAGTCGTGATTTCTTTATCCATTATAATATGTTATATATATTAATTTATAATTAATTTACTTTTTACTTTTTTTCATAGTTTTTTTAGCTGCTTTTTTATTTTCAATTTTGATAGCACCAAATTGTCCCTTCTTATGAGTCCATCCAGCCTTTCTTAATCTTTTTTCTTTCTTAGCTTTGTTTGACAACTTTTTTGAGACAATTCTCCCTTGTTTATTTTTCTTTAAGTGTTTTTTAGTTAAACGACCTGTAGTCATTTTAGCATTTCCGTGCCAAACTTGTGCTCTTGATCCAAATGTTTGCATTTATATTATTAATAATATTTTATTTTATAATAAAAGATATCTTAAATTAATTTGAATAGTTTAATTCTTAATAATTAAATATTAATGTAAATATGTCTTGTTGTAGTAAACGACCCAAACGATATGAAAAAAGACTAAAAAAAAATAAAATTCATGTAGAAGAAAGGGTAATAAAAGATCCTCATGAAAAGAAAACAGACCGTGATAGAAGACACGCTATAGTAAAAATAGAAACAGAAATTGAAAAGAACAAGAGAATAGAATTCCATAAAAAATTTATAAGTGAAATAATACCTTGTGGTTTCTGCAAAACGTTGTTTACTCTAGGTGATTCAGAATTACAGATTAATTGTGCTGGTTGTGATAAATTTTATCATTGTCATATTGCTGGGAAATGTCAATGTGAAAAATGTACAGTTGAAATAAATGGAAAAAAAGAATATAGTAGTTATTGCTTATCTTGTGTAGATCCTTGGACTATTAATGGGGAATTTTGCAAATGTTCATAGATTAAAATAATTAATACCACCATAATTATTAACAATTACTTTCATATTTTTTATTATAAATAAAAGTTGTGATTTTATATACATATATTTATGTTTATGAATAGTATTGTATAGTATAATTAAAATACTT